ACAAAGATAAAATACAAGCGAGTTAACTGGCCCAAATTTTATCATAGAGGGCAATGAAAAATAAAATACTAGATAACCTACCTATATTATTCGTATGCTTAGTATTCCTATTTGCTATGACACTAGTTTGGAATCACGCTAAGGCAGAAGATAATACAACTGATTATAAATTATATTGGATGCAAATGCCAATGATGTGTGGTAGTCCAGATGACGTGGAAAGATATATCCAAGACAACAAATTTGTGGCAGTTAATGTAAGTTTTGGTAAAGAGAACGCAAAAGAAGATGGTTTAATGGTTTTTGTAATTACATATTACATTAATGATAAACACCAGACACTTGCAGTAGCAGATACGCCAAACGATCCATATAGATGTATGATATTCCATACATTTGATTTAAAGATAAATTCAAAATTATTACCAGGCTTACAGACTTGACTTTTTAGTTAAAGTGTGGTATATTATAAGAGTCGACAAAGGGCGCTGAGGCTAGCGTTGAGGCGCCCACTATATTAGGAGGATAGAATGACAGACAGTGACGAAAAACAAAGAGCATTAGACGCAAGTATGGAAAATGAAGCTCAGGCACCTAGTCCAATGGTTCAAATTTCATTAAAAGAATACGACAAGTTAAAAGAAAAACAGCATTACATTACAGATCCAAGTTTAATATCTATCATAGATAAGATTGAAGAACTTACTAGAGCTTTAAGAAAGCACATAGTTAGAGTGGATTTTAATGAATAGTAAAGAATTTAGTTTGAAGATAGAAAGTATAGTGAAAGAAAAAAAGATTTCACATATGGATGCTGTTGTATGGTATTGTGATGAGAATGGTTTAGATACAAGTCAGGTATCATCATTAATATCCAAATCACTAAAAGAAAAGATACAATTAGAAGCAACTAATTTAAGAATGTTAAAAATACCAAAGTGTGGCCAATTACCAATATGAAAGAGTTTGATTATAAATTAGATTATAAAAATATATTGTTTAGACCAAACGACATAAGATATAGAATAGGTCGTGGTGAACAAGGTGTACTATTGGTTAGACCATATACAGATGTTATCTGTAGACATTGGCGATTTAAAACTCTTAAAGAAGCCATAGTATCATCACAAAAAATATTTGATATGTATTTAGATTATAGAATACAAAAAGACTTTGTTGGTATGGATATGTGTAGAAAGTTTTTAGAAATGGGTTTTACGAGAGCTAGAAGATACGCTAATCACAAAGATGGTAAGAAGTACGGTAAAGATGGTAAAGTATTGCCACAAGAAAAAGATTGGGCGACAAGTGAGAAGGCGAAGGCGGCTACAAGATTTAAACAATTTAGAGATTTAGTCACGCAAGACGAGTTTTATATAAGTATGAGAAAACAATGGCGAGATAAAGAGAATGTACGGAGGATTTGATGTTTACAAAACTTATTTGGCAGTCAAACTACACTTTGCATCTGATACATATGACTACTATAAGTATGGTGGTAAAGTCAATGCGAAACTTGATACATTTACAAAACGAAAAGATAGATATTTTTTTCATAAACTGAGTACGAAATATGCAGAAGCTGATATACTTGATTTCTTTGTTGCTAACTTTCTTGCAGATAGCAAGAGATGGATTGGTAATCTGTTGGCAAATGATGGTAGAGGGGTTTACTTGGATTATAAAAAACGGAAAGAATCCTTTGTATACCATTTTAAACAAGACTGCGGAACTATTGTTTCTGACTTTAGCAGGCGTGGTCTTTCTTTTGATGATGGCTTTCTTTGTACTAATGGACAGCATCCAAGAATGTTACGCTTACTTATTCAAAAAAAGATTAGTTACCAGACCGCGGTCGTGCTTAATCACTTTCTTGGTTTTGTTAAGAATTGGGATAAAGAGATTACTGAGAAAGTTGTATGGCCTGAAATCTCACTTAAGGTGGCCAGAGTGAAACCATTTATAAACTTCAATGCGACAGAGTGTAAATTAATTATGAAAGAGGTATTTGTCAATGGCTAAGACTATATTTTGTATAGGTAACGGTGAGAGTAGATCGCCAGTAGATTTAATTAAATTAAGACCACAAGGAAAGATATATGGTTGTAATGGTTTGTATAGAGACTTTACACCAGATGTCTTATGTTCTGTAGACGGACAAATGATGCATGAGATATATCACAGTGGTTATGGTGACAAGAATGAATTATGGTTGAGAGATTGGAACCCTATTCCTGGTGTAACATACAACATGGTTGTGTATGCTAACCTTACACCAAGTGAGATAGAGATTGCCAAGAAAAATTTTAAGGTATATCAAAATGAAAGAGGTGATAGACAAGAGTTTGTATTCCATGGCTCTAACATATCTGGTCAAGTAGGTATAATTAGAAGGATACAAGGTGGTGAACAAATAGAAAGTAAACAAATTAATCATACTGGTTGTTATGTAAGTTGGATAAATCCTAATGATAAAACACACACCTATAGTGAAATAGGTAAAGATAGAGGTTGGTCATGTGGACCAACTAGTGCGTTGGTTGCGATACACCAGAATAAAGATTTAGAAGAATTGTATATGATAGGACATGATCTAAAAAGTTTTGATGACCATGTGAACAATATGTACAAATCAACACCTAACTATGCTGACGCAAAGAATAAACCGATACCTGATGTCAATTGGGTTAATCAATGGAAAGAGTTGATGATAGAAAATCCTAAAATTAAATTCATAAAAGTAAATCCTAGAGGTATAAAGGGTGGCGATCCAGTCAATAATATGGTGCCAGAGTGGACAGTAAAAAATATAGATTACATAAACTTTGATGAATTAAACAAGAGATTTGATTGCGTATCAGGGTTGACAAATGGTCAATAATCTGTTATATTAGAGCTAATATGAACGTGAAAACTGTTATAAATAAAAATGATACCGATTATACAGGTAACACAAAGACAACGAATACAATAATACAAGGAGAAATACGATGGACTTTGAAACATTAAAACAATCGTCAAGTAATTTTGACAAACTTACAAAAGCCATAGAGGCTAACCTCAATCCTGAGGACAAAGAAAAAAACAAATCCAAATACCAAGACGACAGATTTTGGAAACCAGAACTAGATAAAACTGGAAATGGTTTTGCTGTAATTAGATTTTTACCAGCGCCAGAAGGTGAAGACTTACCATGGCAAAGAGTATGGTCACATGCATTCCAAGATGTTGGTGGTTGGTATATTGAAAACTCACTAACAACACTAGGCCAAAAAGATCCTGTGTCAGAAGAAAACACAAGACTTTGGAATACTGGTTTAGATAGTGATAAAGAGATTGCTAGAAAGAGAAAAAGAAAGTTATCTTACTACTCAAATATTCTAGTGGTATCTGATCCTAAGCATCCAGAGAATGAGGGAAAAGTATTCTTATTTAAATTTGGTAAAAAGATATTTGATAAGATTACAGAAGCAATGCAACCAGCATTTGAAGATGAAAACCCAATTAACCCATTTGATTTTTGGAAAGGTGCGAACTTTAAACTAAAGATCAGAAAGGTAGATGGTTATTGGAACTATGACAAATCTGAATTTGAAGGCGTGTCACAAATCAAAGAGAGTGATGACCAGATTAAAACAATATGGTCTACTCAACACCCTTTAAAACCATTTCTTGCACCCGATAATTTTAAAACCTATGATGAACTCAAAGAGAAACTGAATAGGACAATTACAGGTGTACGAAGCGCAACAACTGCTGATAAAACAGACCTCCCGCCTCAAAACGGTAGTGTTGCGAAAAGTAATGATGTCGCTCCAAAAACTGCTAGCGATGATGACGATACGTTATCTTACTTTAGTAAATTAGCAGAAGAGGAGTAATTCTCTCTCACATCAAAAACTTTGAAAGGGCGGCTGAAAGGCCGCCTTTTTTTATATAAATATTAGCAAATGGCTATATCAATATTAGACCCTATTAAGATAAAACAAGGTGGCATTCGTAAGAGTGTTGATTGGTATAGAAAAAACGTTGCTACACTTAGCGACAGAGTTACTGCGGCTGCCTTAATGAGGTCAGGTAAATTAAATGGTATTCCTAGTAGAGGTAGATTAAACTTCTTCTATTATGACCCTAAATATAAACAGGTATTACCTTTGTCCTTC